TAATATCATTATATTTATATGTCAGCAGCAGCACTACTTCAATCAACAAAATGTATAAACTACAAAGGTTCTTCTTTAAAACACGAGTCCTTTCCAGCAACACAATCTCTCACTTATGGGTTATTATACGACCTTGCCGATGTAACAGAACTAATAGAACCACAAAAAATGTATTATGTAGATGTATGTCTTTACGGAATTCCTGGGAATAGTGTCATCTGCTTTCTTAGCGACACGGGACAACCTGCAAATTCTTTCCCTTATTACGCTGACATTGGATTAAAATGGACCCAAACTATTGACGGTACAAGCGTCCTTTTACAAACTGATGTGTGTCAATCTGGCGTTCCTATCGTCAGTGATTATGCTGCTAATGTTTTTCCTGGAAATGGGCGAGATGTTAATGGGACATTTGTGCCAGGTGATGTAGGAAACACTGACCTTGGAAATAATTACCAATTATTGAAGTTCGGCGGACCCCTTTACACGGGCGATGATATAGGACAAACATTAAACAATGCTAAAATAACATTTCATTTACCGCCCGTCACAGGGAATCACACGTGGGAGTTGAGTGCGGACCCAAGATATTCCTATGTAAGACTTTACGAGATTGAAACACTTGATTCGTCCTTTTAAACTACCAATAAAGAAAATAATAAATGATTATATATATGATTACTGATGGAAATAGTATTTATGAAGTCGCCCGACAAATAACGTCTCGCCAAGCACGCAATATGAAGAACACTGACAAAGTAGCAGAAGAAAAAGCAACAGCAACCGAGAATGATAATGTAGTGGGCGACTTTACAAAAGCACTTGTAGATTTAAATGGAACTCTGTATAAATTTGCGGAGAAAAGTGAAGAAGAGATGGTCGGCGGTGCCATCAATCGTGCCCTTTTCGCAGCATTTAATTATACACCAAGTTCAAGACAACCTGCAGGACAAGATTTAGATAGACTTGCCGAATTTGTGAATGGGGGGGTTCTACAAAATGCTCTTCGTGCTTATCTTAGAACAAAAAATCCAAACGCCGAGGAATTAGTAGTATTTAAAAATGAAAGAATTGCTTTTTTAAGAAATCGCTCTGCTGAACTCAACCCTTTAGACCCCGACGCCACTGAAGCAAAATCTTTAATAAAACAAGCAATATCATTAACTGAAAGAGAAGTAAAAGAAGCAATTAAAGCATTACCCGCCCGAGATGCGACCAAAACTGTAGGGAAATTTGTAAAATATTCATTAACTGATGAACTTGTAAAATCTATTTCACAAGCAACTAAATTATCTACAGACAGCAAAAAAGTTAAACTAACCAATATCAGTGAAGACAATTATGATGATTTTAGAAAAGCGTTGATTGAATATAAAAATATGTTTGGAAAAGTCAATAGAGTATCTGCCCCACATATAAAAGCAAAATTAAATCAACTGAAAAAAATATTAGCAAAATTACGAGGTCTTCTTGAAAATGTATTTAAATCTTATGCTGGACCTTCTGGAGGTGAGCGTGCCCCTGCCCCACCGATGAGAGGTGGTGCGTGTGGTTCGTGTCCTATGGAAGGTGGATATGCTTATAGAGGAATGGGCGTTGATAAAAAGGAAATATTTATGATGCACCCTGTAAAAGGACTACGTCGCAATAAATAAATTAAACTAAATATAATAATTTAAAATAATTAAATAATTATATAGAATGGAATTATTCAAAGACAAAGAAATTTCGCCTTCAACAAAAAACCTTTACATTAAAAATCTTACTCGTTTGAATGGTGGGGAAATAAAATCAATTAAATTTCTTGATGATATAGAAGATATAAAAAGTAAAATAGGTAAATATAAACCTACAACGCAACGGAGTTATATTATATCAATCTGTTCGCTTCTAAAAGATATGAAAAATAAAAAAAAATTATACGATAGTTATTATTCACTTTTAACTCAAATGAATGCTGACCTTAAGGTAAATACATCTAAAAGTGAAACACAAGAAAAAAATTGGTTGGATTATGATGAAATTCGCAAGATTTATGATTCGTATGAATTGCCGACTGAAAAAAAATTGAAAAAGAAGGATTTTATCAATCTTAGAAATTTTATGATTTTTTCATTATATATGCTTATACCGCCCCGAAGAAATAAGGATTATCAAATTATGTATATTTCAAATGATATGACCGACAAAGATTTTAATTATTTAGACTTGAAAGAGAAGAAGTTTATTTTCAACAATTACAAAACAAAAAAAACATACCAAACATTAGAGCAAGAAATACCTGATGAACTAATGAAGGTCATTCATCTCTATTTAAAGCATAGTCCAAATGCAAAAGACCTAAAAAAGAAAAAACACAATATTCCTTTTATCGTTGATGAAGATGGAGACCCTCTTAAACATATCAATTCATTCACTCATATTTTAAATAAATTAATAGGTAAAAAAATAGGTGTTTCAATGTTAAGAAATATTTATTTAACTCACAAGCACGGCGACGCTCAAGAAGAACTGGAAAAAGATACAAAAGCAATGGGGACAAGCACAGGCACCGCTACAAATCATTATATTAAGAAGGATTAATAAACTTTTTTTTATAATCAAGGTTTGAAACCTATTTGAGAAGGGTGAGTTGTTATTCTATTTTTATTATATCTATTTTACTTTGAAAGTTAAGATATAATAAAAAGTTTATTAAGTTATTTCTTATAAGATGCTTTTGCACTTTTCATAGCGTCTTTGTAAGATACATTATGTTTTTTGGAATAGTCCTTCACGTGAGAAATCCACGCCGAAGGTTTTTTTGCAGCACCACCTTCTACTTTCGCCTTAACCTTTTTAGCAACTTTATCTACTTCTTTTTTCGCTGCTTTCTTGGCAGCAGGTTTTACCTCTTCTTCTAAAATCTTTTTCACTGCTTTCTTGGCATCTTTTTTAACACCTTTGCCTACAAGAGAGTTAATGGGATTTTGAGTTTTTTTGTAATCTCCGTATACACCAACCGCCTTTTTAGCATTATCAAGACCTTTGCTGAGAATATCATCTTGAACGAAACCAGTCCATTTTTTTGCTTTCTTAAGACGATTGACTTTTCCACCTTCTACTTCTTTGCCAAGTTTTTTAAGACGAGCAATATTCGCTTTTGATAATTTTTCTCCCGCTTCGTGTTTCGCAAGCACTTTTAAATCAAGTTTTCCCATTTTCTTTTCAACCTTTGCTGCTTTTTTTTTTCCTGCTTTTGATTCAACTGCTGGGAGAACCGCAAGAGAAGCACTAAGTTCGTTATTCGCAGGACCCATAGATGTCGTATGCATATGGGGATTGACTGCTCCACCTTCAAGACCTTTTGCTTTTGGTGTAGGTGTTGCGAGCGTGGTAGGTTCAGCAATAATAAAAGAAGAAACAGGTTCATAATGCTCTTTAAGTTTTGCTCCGCCATACATAATTCCACCTACACTTAATTTGTCGTTTTCAATCATTCCGCCTACAATAGTATTGTACGATTTCATATATAAAGTATATATATATTTTATTTAATACGTTAGTTTAAACTATTATAATATAAAATAATAATCAATAATAATATATGACGAGTGACCCTGACCGAGTGTATTATGACATTCAACTTAATAATTATGATTCAACAACTGCTGAGTATGTTCCAGTAGAATTCAACGAACGCCGAGCAAATCCATTTTTAAATAATCCAGAATCCTATAATTTCACCGTCGCACGATTCAATCTTGACACACCAAATCTTCCAGTTTTTCGCCCAAGCATCAAACATAATGCGACTTCTGCGAATGAAACAATCTATAAACTCACAATTGAAGCAGCAACTTATACAGGTGGGGTTCAAACAGGAAGTTCAATCGCAAATCAAACAGTCACTTGGCAACCCCAAGATTTAAGTGCTCCAGTCCCTAATGCTCCTGCTGATATTGTAGGGGGTTTTCAAAATAACGAAGGCGGATATTATGATTCATATTCTTATTCCCATTTCACAAATCTTGTGAATGTTGCTATAAAACAAGCGTATATTGCTGCGTGTGCTGGGGTCACCGTTCCAGTTACACCAACCACACCAGCAAAAATTCAATTCCAACCTTCTTCAGGGGGATTTTTATTATATGCTCCTCAAGGAGAGTTTAGAACCCTTAATAGTGTGTATGCTGTTGATGGAACTTATATGAAAATATATTTCAATAATGCTTTGTATGAATTATTTTCTGGATTTCCCGCTTGGATTACCAGTCGCACATCTTCAAACAACCACCATTATCAATTACAAGTCACAAGCGAATTATCTACTGATATTGTTGATGGGAATGTAGTGGTTCAACAAGAATATAGCAGTTATATTTTATGGACGCCCGTCACAGCAATTGTATTTACTGCTGCCAACTTCCCGATTCGCCCAAGTATTGTGAATAATCCATTAATCTTTGAAAATGGTGTTAAATTAAAAAGTGGAATTAATGCTGATACTATTTTACAGATTACTGATTTTGCAGGAGCAACCAATTATAAAGCACAAATCAATTATACACCAAGCAATTATCGTTGGTTAGATTTAGTGGGAAATAGTCCTCTCACAGAACTTTCATTTCAAGTGTTTTGGAAAGACCGCCAAGGAAAATTAAATCGTGTTTATTTATCGCCAGGTGCGTCTTGTACGATGAAAGTATTATTTTCTAAAAAGGATTTGAATTATTAAGAAAGATTTAAACTGAATAAAGAATATTTTTTATAATTAAATATTATATGAGCGACCTTAAACTTAAAGTCATTGAAGATGCACGTATTAACAATATTGAAAGTGAAGCGACATTCGCCGTAGAATCGTCTGCCGCCCAATCCACCTACCAACCATTTACTGCCTCAAATAGTTCTAACAACAGCGTAACCTTTAACGTAGCAGTTCCAAGTGAAAATATTGCTATGGACCGCAAAGTTGAGATTGAAGCGGATATGCAATTTACAGTAAAATGCACTCCTAAGGGGACAGCAGCACAAATGCAGGCGGCAGGATACTCGCAAGCGTTCGCTTGGGGTGTCTATGATGGCGTATGTGCTTACCCTTTCAATTCTTCCATTAATCAAGTCCAAGCGACAATCAATAACTCCTCCATTTCCACCAGTCTTGCTGATGTAATGCCTCTTCTCAATCGCCTCACCCCCCAGCACGCCCACAGCGAAGATAATGAAGAAACCGCACCTTTCGTGGACCAAGGTCTAAGCGACCTTAACAACTATCGCAATCAATATGCTTCCCCTCTGTATGCGAATCCAAGTGATTTAAGCAACAAAGTCAAACCTCGTGGCGGTCTTCCTTGCGAAATCACTTACACAAAATTCACAACTGACGCACAAACTGTTCTTAGCAATCCCCAAAATCTTACCCTTGATAATGACGGAGAATCGTGGAACATTTGCGTCAAATTTCGCACAGTTGAACCTCTTATGTATCTTACTCCTTTCGCTCATCTTGATTCTTCTAACAAAGCGGCATTCCTTGGTCTTCAATCTCTTAATATTGTTGCCAATCTTCACAACGATTATGGTGCTTACCTATTCAAATCGGCGTCTGCTAATGTGCTTGGTGCTGCGACTGCTGGTTGGACTCACACTGTAACCGCTGGTGATGGTGTAGGTTCTGCCCCTGGTGCTCTCCCTGTAAATACCACAACTGCTCTTTTCCGCAGCGACCCCCGTCTCCGTGTCAATTTTCTTTCACTCCAACCCGAACAATATGCTAAACTATCCACCAAAAATGTTCTTCCTATGCTTGATTACCCACGATACATCAGCACTTATGGTTCTACTCTTGCAAATACTCTTGCGACTGACACTCCTTTTAGCAAAACTTCGGTTTCAATCCCGTCTCCTGTCATTCAACTCTCGCAGGTTCCTGATTACATTATTGTATGCCTTAAACAATCTCGGGCACAACAAAATGTAGGTCAGCAACTCACACTTGGCACACTCACCGCCGCCACCGTCACTTTCAATAACGCCTCGGGTCTTCTTGCTTCTTGCTCGCCCGAGCAACTTTATGAAATCAGTCGTCGTAATGGTTCGTGCCAAAACTGGGCGGAATTCTCGGGTATGACACCCGTGCAAACCGCTGCCACCCTCACAACTGCTGGAAACAACGCCAATATTGCTGCTATGGCGGGAACACAAGGTTCTATCCTTGTTCTTAACCCTGTATATGATTTCTCGCTTCCTTCTTACCTATCGGGTGGAAGTCTCGGTCAATTCGGGTTCCAAATCAACGCCTCGTTCGCAAATCTTTCGGGTGCTGACCTCGTCAATCCTGACCTTGAAATCATTGTAGTGAATTCGGGTGTGATGTATACCCAGCAAGGTTCGTCCACCATCTTCAGCGGTATGCTTACTAAACAAGCGGTGCTTGACGCCAAAAACAGCGGTGCTGATGTAGATTCAAGTGATATTGGTGCTATGCGTGGTGGTGCTGTAGTAGATAAAGCGAAAGCGGAAGCGGGACGCCTTATTGTAAAACATTGCAAAAAGAAACTAAGTGGAATGGGTATTCCTTCCATCAGTTCTCTCGGCGGAAGTGTAGAAGGTGCTCGTGGTCTTCGCAAATTCGCCAAATAAATTATTTAAAAAAAAGATTAAAAACATATAATTATATAAATTATGCTTCTGTAGTTCAGTCGGTTAGAACGTGCGACTGTTAATCGCAAGGTCCTTGGTTCAATTCCAAGCGGAAGCGTCCTGCTGTATCCTTTGGTGGACGTCATATTGAGATTGCTTAGAGATATGACGGACAGGTTCAATTCCTGTCTGCAGTTTAAACTCATCTTAAACGTTATATTATATACTATATATATAATATGTCGTATCAAAATCGCTCATTAAGAGAAATTATTGAAGATAATAATACTGCTTTAGTTGCGTCAATTGCTACAGAAACATCAAGAGCACAAACCGCAGAACAAGCAAACGCTGCTGCTATTTTAGCAGAAGAACAAAGAGTTGATGCTATTTTATTAAATGCCCCCCCTCTGTTAGATACATTTAAAGAAGTGGTAGATGCTTATGAAGCAGCAGACCAAAGTCTAACACTTATTACAAATAACAATACAAATAATATTACTGCTAATTCAAATGCTTTATCAGCAGAAATCACACGAGCAACCGCAGCAGAAAGTGCTAATACAACAGCAATCACAAATGAAGTCGCACGTGCTACAGGAGCAGAAAGTGCAAATGCTACTGATATTGCTACAGAAACAACACGAGCAACCACCGCAGAAACAGCAAATACAACCGCCATTAATAATGAAATCGCACGAGCAACCGCAGCAGAAGGAGCAAACACAACAAATCTAAATACTGAAATCACACGAGCACAAACTGCTGAAGGATTAAATACAACCAATCTCAACGCTGAAATCACACGGGCAATCGCAGCAGAAGGATTAAATACATCTAATCTTAATGCTGAAATCACACGAGCAACAAATGCTGAAACAGCAAACGCCACCGCCATCGCAACAAAACAAAATACGATTACAGGAAGCACCCCTCTTACAACTGGGGTATTAACCGCCACGCAATCAACAAACGATATTGATATACGCAATAACATAAGTGCTGGGACTGGAATAAACCTCACACAAAATGGAAATATCACACAAATTGCTTCAACTGGTGGTGGGGGTGTCAATCTACCCAATCCTATTATAGGGGTGAAGATGTGGGTTGGGGCAACTTCTGCTGGTGGGACAAATGTTATAAAATTAGTAAACGGACAAGTTCCAGCAAATTCAACAAGACAGGTCTTTGAATGTAGTGCTTATACTTTTATTGAAAGTAGTTCCAACGGAAGCAGTTGGACTTGCGACTTTGACTGTGATTATGAATACGCAGGGAGTGCGAGTGATACTGTAAAAAGTAAAATATATTGGAGAATTAATAATGGTTCGTGGCAGGAACAAGGTCATAGAAACCAGAAATTTACTGCTGCTGGTGGCGGTGGCACTCGTTCAGGTGTTATTTTTCCAGCACACATCAGCAAACCTTTATCATTATCGTATAACGCAGGTGATACTATCAAGATGAGAGTAGATGTCATCACCAACGGAGATGATATTTTATATGTTAGAAGTGGCACCAACGAAACAAAATGCACTGCTGTCTTTCAAGAAATTAAAGAAGGTAATGTAAATAATGTGAATTCTTCTACCAACTTAACAGTTGCTTCCATTACTGCCACAGGTTCAACAAATGATATTGATTTACGAAATAACATAATTGCTGGGACTGGAATCAACCTCACACAAATATCAAACACCACAGGAATTGCTGTAGACCCAGCACCTCTCGCAGCAGAAGTCACACGAGCAACCGCAGCAGAAGGAGCAAATGCTACGAATATCGCAACCAATACCACGAATATCGCCACCAATACAACTGATATTGCTTCTAATACAACTGCTATTGCTACAAATACCACGAATATTGCTTCTAATACAACTGATATTGCTACGAACGCCACGAATATCGCAACCAATACCACAAACATCGCCACCAATACCACGAATATCGCAACCAATACAACTGATATTGCTACGAACGCTACTGCTATTGCTACGAAACAAGATACAATTACAGGAAGCACCGCCCTTACGACTGGGGCATTAACCGCCACCACAGCAACAAATGATATTTATATTGGAAATAACATAAGTGCTGGAAGTAATATCACACTCACACAAAATGGCAATATCACACAAATTGCTTCATCTGGCGGTGGGGCAGCAACATCAACACAATATTATTTTAAAGCGAAAGGGTCAGGTAATCAAAGTATATCAACAGGAGCAACAAATCAATTAATAGATTTTAATGTTCTTGTTTTTCAAAATCCAACTGGTTATAATACCACAAATAAAGAGTATGTCGTTCAAGTAGCAGGTTTATATCAGTTTTTTTATCAACTATTTTTTTTAATGAATAACGCAAATGCAGAAGTTAGATTTGGTTTATATTTAACAAGAGGAGGAACAACAAGCACTATTTCACAAAACGGACAAGTTATTTTTACAGCAGAAAGATTAGGTTTAACTTATGAATGTTTAGTAGGTGATAAAATAAGTGTAAGAGTGGTTTATAATAATAGCGGAGGTGTTTTTAATGTAGAAAAAGGGCAGTCGTGGTTTGAGGGTTATTTACTCCAACCTGTAAATAACACGGTCACTTCTTCAACTGCTTTAACTGCTGCGACAATCACAGCACAAGGAACCACAAATGATATTGACCTTCGTAATAACATAAGTGCAGGTTCCAATATCACACTCACACAAACGGGTAATGTCACGAGTATTGCTTCATCGGGAAGTCCTCGTATTGTATTTAGTGCGGTTCGGTCAAGCACATTAACCCCTGTGAATAATACGAACGTTCTATATATGCCATACGATTCTACAAAAATAACAAACTCTTCTAATTTTTCTTTGAGTGGTGATACTCTCACCATTTTAGTGGCGGGTGATTATTTAATTAGTGCTACTGTAAATTGGGAAAATTATAGTTTCACAGTTCCAAATCCCCCTCGGTATGTAGGGAGAATGCGAACCATAACGAATAACACATTTGTAGGAGGGACTGACGCCATCGCCTTGTGTTATGGAAGAAATAAAGATTATGGCAGATTTGAGTCTACCACTTTTACTCAATATCCACGCACATTTGCTGCGAATGATACATTAAAAATAGAAGTGACGGTGATAAAATCAAGTGAGTCCCTCAATTTCATAAGTAATTTTAATGGTCTTCGTTTTGTAAGGGGGGGCAATTTAACCGTAGAAAAGATAAACTAAATAAAAATAAATTAATATAACCTATTTATATATGGCGAACCCCGTTCTTAATATGTTAAAAATAGGACAACTTCAAACAGATGTAGCAACAAATCAAACTGGAATATCAACAAATGCTGCTGCGATTGCTGCTTTACAATCACAAAAAGACAGGTTTTGTATTGTAGCAGAAAGTGATGTTGATTTAAATACCGCATCTTTGGGCGATGGAATATTTAGTTATGGTTCAGGAGCACCGAGTAATGCGGATTTTGGGATTTTTATTCCTTTTGGTTGCACTCTAAAAAAATGGTCTTTTATTGGTTCTAATTCAACAGCAGGTCAAGGGAAACAAGCAACATTTACATTAACTGTAAAAAATACTGCTGGAGTAGTAGTCCAGACACAAGATTTAGTATGTGCTTTACCGCTTACTTCAAATGTATCACAAAATCTTGCTATAACCCCTTCTTCGTTTCAATATTATTTATCTTTTAAACAAATTGATAGTGGGACATTTGCTGGAACAGAGCGATTGCGTTTCTTACTTTGGTTTGAAGAAGATTAAACTAATGTTTATTATTAATTATAATTTTAATATATATGGAAAAGTTTCTCACGAACTATGACTTTGATACATATATTAAGAAAGCAAGTAATAAGGTCATTAAATATAGTGATTTATCTAACTATTCTTCGTTGGTAGATTTATTTAATAAGAAGAAAAAGGATTATAGAATTATGTTAATTGAGACAAAACCTAATGTAGGGCATTGGGTTGCTATACTTAAAGATGGAGATGAATATGAATATTTTGATTCTTATGGAGCAAATCCCACCGCCCATTTGAAGACAATTAGTTCCTATATTAAAAAAATGTTAGGAATGAAACCGAATGATATTAATAGTTTATTATCAAAAGTCAAACATACCCATAATAAAATAAAGATGCAAAAAATGGAAGATGGTATAAATACTTGTGGAAGACACGTGATAATGAGAATAAAAGATTTTATGAATGGAGGGAACCTTGTAGATTATCAACATAAAATTATATTAGGAGCAAAGAAACAAGGTATGACCCCTGATGAATATATAGTATCCTTAACTTAATAAACTTTTTATTATATCTTAACTTTCAAAGTAAATTAGAAATAATAAAAATAGAATAACTACTCACCCTTCTCAAATACCTTTCAAACCTTGATTATAAAAAAAAGTTTATTAAGATTGGTTATTATTAAAATAATTAATAATAAGGGGTTATATTATTAATATTAATAAATAATTATAGTATTTCCGTTATTATTAATAGTTTTAATTAATTATTGATATATTTATTATTAATACTATTAAAAATTTATAAATTTTTACAATATTTAATAATAAATCACTAAT